TGTGGCTGATGGATCTTTGGCAAAGGAGAAGACATTGATTACCGAAAGTTGGAAACGCATCGCGAAGTGCAACGGGGAGACCAAGAGTCTCGAGAAGCTACAGGAGGAGTGCGGAGAGCTTGCAGATGCCGTGGGCTTCCTCATCAACGGCGAGACGCAGTTGACGCGCGATGAAGTTATCCTCGAGTGCGCGGACGTTCTCGCCTGCATCGATCAAGTGCTTTGGCATCTGCACGCCGAGGACGAGTGCGAGGCGGCGAAGCAGTGGAAGTGCATCCGCACGATTCAGCAGATGAAAGACACCGGGAGGTGGCAATAATGGGGAAGTACACGGCGAAACTGAGCAGGGTCAAGGGGCGCAACGGTGAGCTTGAAGTGAAGCACCTCATCCGAGGTTTTGTGGGCGTCGAGGCTGACCGCAACCTCGACCAACCGCGCGACGGCGGGATCGACATCGACCTCAAGCCCTACGGCATCGAGGTGAAGCGGCGCAAGAGCTTCAATACGCTGTACAAGTGGATGGAGCAGGCAGAGGCGGCGTGCGGGGACTCCGCAACTCCAGTTGTCGCGATGCGTGCCGACCGCGAGCGTTGGCTTGCCGTGATCCATCTCGAGACGTTCCTGAAACTTGCCCGGGAGGGAATCCTTTGGGAACAGGTCAAGCCGAAGGACTGCGACTGATGTCAGACCGTGACTTGCTCCCCCTCGACACCGCGCGGCGAAGGATCAAGGACTACTGGTGCGCTGAGATCCTGCCGCCCGAGGCGCGGAGAATCTTGCAGGAGGCGGCGGCGCAGGCACTCACCGTGTACGGCTTGCCCCGCCGCGTTGTGATTGACGAAGCGATTGCTGAGGTGCAACGCAGATGGCGAGAGTACTTTCGATGAAGGTCGGCGTCGGCGAATGGAACAACGTGATCGGGCAGGGGCATCCCAACGCAAGGTTCACGGATCACGAGCGGGAGCTTGTGGTCGAGCTTGCACAAGAGGGGTGGAGCATCCGGCAGATTGCGCGGAAGCTCGAGATGAGCAAGTCTTCGGTGCAACGCATTCGAGCGGGGAATGTGGCGTTGCCAAGGGAGTTTCGGGAGGTGAAGATCGATGGAAAACGTTGACGAAGGGCGGCGCAGGAGACTGCAAAACCTCAAGCCGTACGCAAAGGGGCGAAGCAAAGAAGAGGCTGTGAAAGCAGGACGCTTGGGAGGGTATGCGTCGGGCAAGGCTAGGTCACTCAAAAAGATCGCGCTCGAGAAGCTCGCGGCAGGGGCGGGAGACGAGATCCTCGATGCGATGATCAAGCAGGCGAAGAAGGGCAACGTCAAGGCGGCAGAGTTTGTGCGGGATACCTCGGGTCAAAAGCCCAAGGAAGAAATCGAGGTGAACGACGTGACAGACCGGGCGAAGAAACTCGAGGAGTTGGTGCGTGGCAACTGAAGAGGAAATGCTGATCACGCTCGCCGGGCGTTGGTCGGATGATCCGCTCGCCTTCGCGCAGAAGGCATTCGAGTGGGGGACGGGCGAACTCACGGGGATGACCGCCCCCGACAAATGGCAGACCGCAGTCCTTGAGCACATCAGGGACAACCTGCACAGCGGGGAAGTGATCCGCGTTGCAGTCGCCGCAGGACACGGTGTTGGCAAGTCCGCACTGGTCGCGTGGCTCATCCTGTGGTCGCTCGCGACGTACCCGCATACTCGCGGCGTGGTGACCGCGAACACCGAGAGCCAGTTGTCAACCAAAACGTGGGCAGAGCTTGCGAAGTGGCACAGGCTTTGTATCTTCCGCGACTGGTTCGAGATGTCCGCGACACGCATCGTCTCGACGCAACGGGGCGCAGAGCAGACGTGGCGCATTGACGCAATCCCGTGGAGCGAGAACCGCCCCGAGGCATTCGCAGGCTTGCACAATGCCGGAAGGCGCGAACTTGTGGTATTCGACGAGGCGTCCGCTATCGCCGATCCGATTTGGGAAGTGACCGAAGGCGCGATGACCGACAAAGACACGCAGATCCTGTGGGTCGCATTCGGCAACCCGACGCGCTCTAGCGGTCGCTTTTTTGATTGCTTCCACAAGCTCCGGCATCGGTGGTGGACAAAGCACGTTGACGCACGTGATGCGGCAGGCTCAAACAAGGCGCAGATTCAGGCTTGGCTTGAGGATTACGGGGAGGACAGCGACTTCTTCAAGGTGCGCGTGCGCGGAGTCTTTCCGTCTCAGTCCTCGAGCCAGTTCATCAGCCGGGCAGACGTTGACGCCGCAATGCAAAGGCAGTCGCAGGGCGATGTCGGTCACTTGCATTTTGCCGCGATGGTCGGCGTTGACGTGGCGCGGTTCGGTGATGACTCGACCGTGATCTGCACCCGGGTCGGGCGTGATGCAACCTATCCGATGAAAATTATCCGCAAGCGCGACGGCGTCGAGGTCGCGGAGGCTGTCAAGCAACACATCCTCGAGCTTCGCGCCAAGGGCTTCAAGCGCATCTTCACGAGCATCGACGGTACAGGCATCGGCGCACCGATTTGCGACATCCTGGCTCACGCAGGCTTTGATGTCGAGGAAGTCAACTTCGGCGCGAACGCACAAGACCAGTCCCGCTACCGCAACAGGAGGTGCGAGATCTGGGGTCGGATGAAAGACTGGATCAAGACAGGCATCCTGCCCGCAGACGAGACGCTCGCGATGGATCTCACCGCCCCTGAGTACGGCTACGACGAGAGGATGCGCATCGTGCTCGAGCGCAAGGACGATATGAAGAAGCGCGGTCTCCCCTCTCCCGACCGAGGCGATGCGCTCGCTCTGACCTTCGCACAGGTGGTGCAGGAAAGCGATGACTTTCAGGGTCAGCGCTTCGTTGTTTCCCCCAAGCCCTACAACCCGCTCGACGCTGTTGACGAGTGGATGCGCTGAGGTGTCCCGAAAGGTCGCTCTCTCACTGCCATCATCTCAGCAATGATCAGGCAGGCAACAGTCACAGAGTTCACATCAATGCCCGGGTTTCGCAGTCTCATCGACGAGTACTGCGCAGAAGCCCGGCGCATCGACGCGTACGGTGATGCCGCTCCGACCGTTGAGCGCTACAAGTTCCTTGAGAAGCTCGGGCTTGTGCGCCTGATGGTCTCTGAGATTGACGGCAGGCTCGAGGGCTTCGCTCTCGGCATCGTCTCTCCCGAGATGCATCACGGCAAGACTGTGCTGTTCCTCGACTGCTTCTTCGTCCGCAAGTCGGCGCGGAAGGGCGGTGACGCTCTCCGGCTCTTTGATGCGATGAGGCAAGCGTCGCACAGGGACGGGATGATCGGGATGCTTTGCGGTGCGCCTGCCGGAGGCAAGGCAGAGCGGCTCTTCAAGGCGATGGGCTTGCGCTCTGAGCAGACTCTCTTTTGGGCAGGATGATGGACTCTTCTCGCATTTCGGCGGCTGTCAGCGCGGCTGAGGCTCGCGACTACACGAGCAGGTACAACACGAAGCTGTCTCCTGCCGACGAAAAGAAGTTCAGGAAGTGGGCGAAGGAGACCGGGCGAGAAGGCGATCTCTACGACTACGACCTGCGCGGAGCGTGGCGAGAGCTTCAGTCGGGGTCGATGCGAGAAGACGAGCGAGGGCATCTTGGCGACAAGTACAAGAAGCCCAATCACCCGACATTCTCGACGGAGTCGATCTACTCGAGTGACTCTACCCCGGGAGGGCAGTGGTCTGAAGACGCACAGGGCAGGACGGTCTACACGCCTAGCGACTTTGTCGTGAGTCAGCAGGGCGCAGACAGGCTGAAGCGCTACTTCTCTGAGCGCGAGAAGGGCGCTGTTCTCAACATAGGAGGATAAAGGATGGCATCTCCGGCAATCATTGGTGGAATCGTGGCGGCGGTTGGCGCAGTTGCAGGCGCATCCATTTCGGCGGCGGCGCAGAATTCGTCCGCGAAGCGCACGTCTGCGGCGCAGAAGCAGGCGGCGCAGATGCAACAGGAGCAGAGCGACCGCGACTACTCCCGGCAGATGGCGCAGATGCGGCAGGCGAATCAGACAACGCCTGACATCACATCGCTCCTTGATGCCAACACTCAGGGCGAGCAGGGCGGCGCAAGCCTCACTGGCGCAGGCGGCTCTGCCGTCAACTCGGGCAACCTGACTGGTTCTAACCTGCTCGGAGGCTGAGATGCCCGTCAAAGTCGCAGACCTAGAGCGTCGGCTTGAAGACCTGCGTCAACTGCGCTCATCGTGGGACATTCGGTGCAGGCAGGTCAGAGACTACGTCTTCCCCGACGCAGGCGACTTTGAGGGCGACCGCGTCACCGAGGGGGATGACCGCTTCCTCAAGCTGATGAACACCACCGCGACCAACGCCTTGAGCATCCTCGCGGCGGGAATGATGGGCGGCATCTCTTCGCCGTCCATTCCTTGGTTCAGGCTCTCCACCTCATCGCCCGAGCTTGACGAGACGCCGAATGTGAAGCGGTGGTTGAGCGACTCTCAGCGCAAGATGCTGATGGTCTTCTCGCATTCCGAGATCTACAACACGCTCCACAGGCAGTACGCAGAGCTTGCCGCCTTCGGCACTGCGGCATCGATCATCGAGCCGTCGCAAGATCCCGACAGAATCATCGACTACATCCCGTTGACCTTCGGCGAGTACTGGATTGCCGAGGATGACAGCCGAAGGATCAACACGTTGTACCGCCGCATCCGTATGAACGCCGTCGATATGATCCGGCGTTGGGGCGACAAATGCACGAAGGCTGTCCGCGAGGACTTTGAGCACGGCAAGTACTACGCACAGCACACGGTCTACCACGCCATTGAACCACGCTTTGACCGCGATCCCCGCAAAGTGGACACGCTCAATATGCCGTTCCGAAGTGTGTACTTTCAGCGCGGCGCGGATCACGTTTTGTCTGAGTCAGGCTACCGCTCGTTCCCTGCCACCTGCCCCCGTTGGTCTACCTCGGGGGCTTCTGTCTACGGGCGCGGCGTCGGGATGACTGCGCTCTCCACGGTCAAGCGCCTTCAGCAGAAAGAGTTCCGAATGGCGCAGGCAGTGGACTTCCAAGCCAACCCGCCTGTCCAGTTGCCCCGTCAGTTTGAGGGCAGGATCGAATCGATCCGACCCGGGTCGCTCATCTTCGTGGATCAGGCACAGCAGGGTCAGGGCGTGCGCTCTGCCTATGAGGTGAACGCCAAACTCGACGGTTTAGCCGCCCTGATTGCGAAGGATGAGAAGGCAATCAACGAGGCTTTCTTCGTCAACCTGTTCCAAATGGTCGCATCCACCGCAGAGCGCGAGCGCACTGCCTATGAAGTCGCACAGCTTGAGCAGGAGAAGATGATGGTGCTCGGCCCGGTGCTTGAGCGCCTCAGCCTTGAGCTTTTCGACCCGCTTATCAAGACGAGCTTCAACATCTTGATGGAAGCAGGCGAATTGCCGGACATCCCCGACGAGTTGCGACCCGACCTGACAGAACAGCAGGAGATCGCGTCGGGCGAGCGCGGAGAACCCGGTCTCTCAATTGAGTACGTCGGCACGCTGATGCAGGCGCAGAAGGCAACGAGTCTTGCCGCCATCGACCGCCTCTATGCCCACGTTGGCGCTGTTGCTCAGGCGAAGCCCGAGATCCTCGACCGCATCGATGTTGACGCGGATGTCGAGGAGTACGCCGACAGGCTCGGCGTGCCGCCTCAACTGCTCGTGCCGAAGGAGGACGCAGACAACACCCGCCG